GGCAATGGTTACCGCACGAGGTGGCCGCCCTCGAGCTTGAGGCTTACGAGATGCGAACCAATCCCAACACCGGGCGAGCAACGTATACCGCGCCCGATGGCATGCACGACGACACAGTTATCGCCCGAGCCCTCATGGTCCGCAAGTCCGGCGGCGGCTTCGGCTGGTGAGAGGAGACCGCATGGTTCAGCTCAAAGTGCCCGGGATCATTGGAGGGGCCTGGGTTGACGATGTGCAGAAGGCGATGGTGACTATCCCCGGGTGGGCGGAGGCTTTCAACCAGGGGCATCGCCTGCAGGACAAGAATATTGCATGGACGATTTCCCCGTGGGCTAACCGCTGCATCTCGATTCGGATGAGCGCGCTGTCCAAGATCCCGTGGGAGATTCAGCAGAACGACGTACCGTTGCCCGAGAGCCAGATCGGCGAGACTCTGAAGGATAGCAATCTCAAGAACCTGCTGAGGCTGGCGGAGGCGGACCTGTGTCTGTACGGCCGGGCGTTCTGGCAGAAGGGTTATGCGGGCCTGCACCTGACGGGTCTGCGGCGGCTGAACTCCAGCACAATGACTGTCAAGAAGCAGCCGTGGGGGATCGAGTACTTCGAGCAGAACCTGAACGGGAGGCTGACGCGGTTCTCGGTGGAAGAGATCGTCTATTTCCACGAGTTCGACCCGCTAGATGATCTGGACGGCATTGCGTTAGCGAAGGTGGCCGAGCTGGCTATTGAGGCCGAGTATAACGCCGACCGCTACATCTCAGCCTTCTTCCGCAACTACGCCATTCCCCCGGTGGTGTTCTCGACAGAATCCGATCTACCCAGCGCCGAGGCCGAGAAGGCGGAGGCGTGGTGGCGGCGCCTGTTCGGCGGCGTTCGCAATCAGTTCAAGGCGGGGTTCCTTGGCCGCGGGCTGAAGCCCAACGTCATCGGCTTCTCGCCCGACAAGCTGGCGCTGACCGAGGTGCGCGAGGAAGCGCGGCGGAGCATCTGTGCCACGTTCGGCGTGCCGCCCACTGTTGCCAATGCGGCCGACCCTGGAAGCTATGCTACGGCCGACGAGCAGCGGCAGTCGCTGTACGAGGAGACCATCATCCCGCGGGCCGAGTGGTACGCCGAGCAAATCAACGACCAGATCATCTCGCACTATCGCTCTGACATGGAGTTCGTGTTCAACACCGATGATCTCGAGGTTCTCCAGGAGGACGAGCAGCGCAAAGCCGAGCGCCTGGGCCTCCTAGTGGAGAAGGGGATCATCACCGAGCAGACCGCCGGCGCAGAGCTGGGATACTCCCCCGAGGAGATCGGCAAGGGGCGCCAGGAAGTGCCGCAGTTCGGCGGACTTGGGGGGTTTGGCTCCCCGTTCGCCCCGCAGCAGCCTCCAGGAGCCCCGCAGCAGCCCCCAGGAGGCGTTCCTGGGCGGATCGTGTCCTCTACGCTCAAGGCAGACGAGGAGAGCGGGGGCTTGCTGGAGGACCTGAAGCGGTGGCGCCGGAAGGCGCTACGCATGGTCAAGTCCGGCAAGTCGGCGGCCGTAGAGTTCCAGTCCGAGAGCATTCGGCCGGCCGTCTCCGCCGCCATCCTGGGCCAGCTCGACGGTTGCAAGACGGCCAACGAGGTACATGCAGCGTTTGACAGGGTAGAGCGAGACATGCCGGGAAGGAAGACGAGGAGCGAGGACGACGTGAATATTCATGTAGAGCCGCATATCCACATTCAGGTACCGGATATCCAGATGCCGGATGTCCACATGCCGCCGGCCCAGGTGACGGTGAACGTGGAGCCCACGCCGTTCACGGTTACGCCGTCGACGGTCGTCGTCAAGGCCGAGGCCAAGATGCCCGACATCAACATCGAGAACAGGGTTGACGTCGAGCCGATTGCCAAGGCCATCAAGGCCGGGGCCGCCAAGGCGGCGCACGAGCCGAGGGTGATGGGGCGCTCCGAAAGGCACAAGCTCATCAGGAAGGACGGCGAGATCGTGGGTAGCGAGGCCGAGATGGAGTACCACTATGAAGACTGAGCAGGAAGAACCCAAACACTACGTTCTAGAGGTCCAGAGCGCGACCATCAGACAGACGACGGTTCGCGCAAAGCCGGAAGTAGAGCCAGAAGAGAAACCAGAATTAGCCCCGGTAGAGGGCGAGGAGCAGAACAATGGCGAAATCAGCATCTGACGCAGTGCTTGATGGCTTGCTCGCAGTCATCGACGACTGCACGCTGATGACAGTGTGCAACGCTGAGCCCACCACCTACGCCGAGGCGTCGGCTACGTTCAAGCTAGCAGACGTGGTCGTGGTGGCGGGAACGGACTACACCATCTCGAACGGGGACACGAACGGACGCAAGGTCCGGATGGCGGCGAAGTCCGCAGTCCCCATCGACACCACCGGAACGGCAACCCACGTTGCGCTGTGCGTCTCGGGTAGCTCGACGCTCCACTTCGTGACGACCTGCACGGCGCAGGCCCTCACCGCGGGCGGCACTGTGGACATCCCGGTCTGGGACATTGAAGTAGCCGACCCGACGTAGTCGTCCGGGCCCGAACAAGATGGCCCGTCCAGCGCAGGATGCCCGCGACAGAGCGCAACTACTGTGGCCTGGCGCCACAGTTGTTGCGCGTCTCCGCAACTCCATCAAACACCAACACCCCACGATTCCCGGCAAGTTCATGCTGGACATCGGCATCGGGCCGATGCACTACGGGCCGACCGAGGACCAGGAGATCAACACCGCCTGGCAGCCCGGCGTTGCACCCTGGGACTTCCAGATGGTGCAGGCTGGCTACAACGCATTTGCTCTGGCCAGCTTCTCCTCGGGCCAGATCGTCAAGTATGTCCATCCCGGAACGGGCGAGAGCGTCGCCTTCCAGCCCCAGCAGCTCCAGTACACGAACGACCTAGACCAGATACAGGCTATCGCCAATCCGCAGTCGGTCAGTGCGGTCGTCCAGAATGAGGATGTCCTGTTCTGGCAAGGCGCATTCGGGCCTGGCATGGACATCCGCTGGCAGACGCAGACTGCCAGGCTGGACAAGCGGCTCGTCGTAGATCAGGCTTCGCGGTGGCCTGCTCCAACTGCCCAGATCATCGCGGGCGGCAATCCTGTCGCCCGACTGCAGTTCATCTTCCAAGTCTCGAACAACCTAGACATCTTCGTCAACGGCGTCCTGTGGAATCGGGCGGTCAACAATCCCGTTGACACCCAAGGCTACGTCGAGTTTCGTCACAGCACGACGGGTGAAGTCCTCTGGAGCTTAAACCTACCGCGTTCCAGTGGTGCGCCCGTCGAGGACCAGGACCCGGATGAATTGCTGGGGACGTTCAGGCTGCGCAGGACCGGGCCTAACCTTTTCGTCGAACATCGCATCCCGGTGGCGTGGTTGCAGGCTGCGGACTATCCTATCGAGATTGACGTAACCATTGACGAGCAGGTGGGTGCCGGCTCAGATGATGCTGTTCAGGCAACAAATGACTCGGTCATCTTGACTGGAGCCAACTACATCGTAGATATAACCACAGAACATGGCGGCAATCGCTGGACCACAGTTGGCGTTCCAGTCGGAGCCACTATCGATAGTGCTTGGATGAGCGTGTTCATTCAAGGCACCGGCACAGATGAGCCCCAACATCAACTGCGTGGCGAGTTGTCTGCCAATCCAGGGACTTTCACCACCACGACCAACGACATAGATGCACGCACTAGGACGACGGCGACAATCAATTGGGATTCAACTGATTTGGGGGCTTCGGCAGCCGCAGAATGGCAGTGGGGCGCCCCTAATGGCGCCCCTACCTCCGGAGCCGACATCAAAACGATCATTCAGGAGATTGTAGACCAAGGGGGATGGGCACAGAATAATGCGCTAGTCTTGATCTTTGAACAACATACGTCAAATTCGAACCGAGATTTGGGTGTTCTGACATACGAAAACTCGACAACCACCGCCGCCAAGCTCCACATCGAATACAGCTCGGGGATCGCGCTCGTCGCCCAAGACGCGGCACTTGCCCTGTCGGCCGAGAGTCCAGCCCTAACCCAGCACAATGCTCTCGCGGTTGCCGACGCGCTGCTCGCCTTGGCCGCCGAGACCCCATCGCTTACTCAGCATAATGTTCTGGCGTTGGCGGACGCCTCAATCGCCGTGGCGGCCGAAAGTCCGACGCTTACCGTTGACCTAATCGTACAGGACGCCTCTCTTGCGCTGGCCGCGGAGACTCCGGCGCTTACGCAACACAACGTCCTGGTCGTCGCCGATGCAGCGCATGCCCTGGCGGCGGAAAGCCCCGCGCTTACCCAGCACAACATCTTGGCCGTAGCCGATGCGCTTCTGGCGCTAGCTGCCGAGAGTCCGAGCCTGACGCAGCACAATATCCTTGCGGTTGCCGATGCCCTGGTTGCGCTTGCGGCCGAGACGCCTACGCTCACCGCATACGAACCGGGGATTACCCTGGTCGTTCAGGATGCTCTGCTTGGACTAAACGCTGAGAGCCCAGCGCTGACACAGCATAACGTCCTGGCGATCGCCGATGCACTGCTGGCCCTGTCGGCAGAGAGTCCAACGCTAACCCAGCACAACATCCTGGCAGTCGCGGATGCGATGTTGGCCATGGCGGCGGACAGTCCTGCGCTAACGCAACACAACATCCTGATTCTGGCTGATGCACTTCTGGCTTTGGCCTCGGAATCTCCCGCCCTGACGCAGCACAACGCGCTTGTAGTGGCGGATGCGGTACACGCACTTCTGGCCGAGACGCCGACGCTCACGGTCGGCGGGGGAGAGCCCCCGGCGGGACCCGAACCGGGTGGTGGTTATCATCCATTCCGGCAGAGGTTCAGAAAGCGCACCCGTCGTCGGAGAAGTGACGAAGAGGCGGTAGTGCTCGACATTATGGGGATGACATGACGCGTGAGGAGCTGGAGGCCCGCCTTGTGCGCAAGCTGTCGGCTGCTCTGGCCGACCAGTTCCGCTCGCTGAAGGAACTCTTAGAGACGAGCACTTCGCCATCTGATGAGTGGTGGCGAGAGCAAGGGCAGCTACTGGAAGAGGCCCTGATACCCACGCTAGAGGAGCTGGCCATCGCCGGCCATGATGCCGTTATCCCGGCCAAGGCTATTCCCATCCTCGACGCCATTCGGGACTGGCTGTTGGTGCGCGGCGTAGAGCTGATACGGGATCTGACCGATACGAGCCGGGCTGGGCTGGAGGGCGCCCTGGCTGACTTCTTCTCCGGCGGGGTTACATTGCAGGAGTTGACGGACAGCGTATCGGAGTTCTTCGGCGTGGACCGGGCTCTCAGGATTGCCGTCACCGAGGCGACGAGGGCGTATGACCTGGGGGACCAGCTCGCCTCCGAGGAATTGCGCGAGCTTGGCTTGGAAGTCAAGGATGTGTGGAACGCCCACATGGACAGCCTAGTAGACGAGGATTGCGCAGAGAGAGACGGATTGGAGAGTGCAGATTGGCCAACGCCACAACGTCCACCGCTACACCCGAATTGTCGCTGTTGGATAACCCATCCCTCCATGTTCTTGTAGCCTGTCCGATATGCGGCGGCCAGCTGGGGGCCTCGCGGATGATCCCTGGCTCATATCGGAAACAGGAAGTTCCCTACGCGACTTGCCCGGATTGCACCGTTGCGGTGCAGAACCCGATGCGGGTACTCGATTACGCGGGGGGAGAGTATCGCCGAGTGGTCCACATGGGGAGGGGCGGAGTCCGCGATAGCGTGTTGGCGGGTCAGGAGCGCCACGCCAAGCTTGCGCTGGCCTTTATCGCCCCAAGGCTCGGGAGCGTCGAGAGACACCTGGACATTGGCAGCGGGGCTGGAACGTTGTTGCGCAGGGCGAAGGAGGTTTGGGGCTGCGATGGAGTGGGCGTCGAGGTGGACCTGGATTATCTTTCCTACGCCGGCGAGCGCGGCATCGCGTCCTCTTCGGAGTGGCCGGACGGGCCGTTCGATCTTGTCACCATCGTCCACACGCTAGAACACATGCCCGACCCTGTTGGCACCCTCAGAATGATACGGGAGCGCCTGGCGGGGTATCTGTATGTCGAGGTCCCCGCGGACGAGTACGACATCGTTCACCCCTTCATATTCAACGAGAGGTCCCTGCGTATGGCGCTGCTTGAGGCCGGGCTGGAGCTGGTAGAGATCGAGAGCTCGCGAGACATTCGAGCGTGGGCAAGGAGGGCCAATGCCGCCTAGTATCCTCGAAAGAATAGAGGCTCTCGAACAGAAGGTGGACTATATCGTGACTACGCTGGTGACCCGGGCGGACGCCTGGGAACAGAACGAGGTCGTCAGCTCTTATGGCGGCGGCCAGCCCGCGTCGCCTGGCCC